TTATAACACATCCTCCGGCACCACCAGCGCGGCCAGAGCGGCAATATGCAGCGTTCTGACAGTGCAATAGGAGCGGTCAACCTCCCTGCACACGGCGTCAAATTTCAGGCCTTGCAGATACCTGTGATACAGCACCAGCGTTTGCATGATATCCGGCAGCGCTTCTATTGCGGTCTTGATCTCGGCTCTGACCTGGATGCCGTGTTCAACCTCTGCGGCATACTCCCGTTGCAGCGTGTCAATGCGCTGCACAGCATTGGCCACACGGTCAGAGTGCACGCCGGTGGGCGCTGTGCGTACCCCGCCGGGGGATTGCAGCGACGTGGCTTGGTCGCGGGCGTCCTCGATCAGGAAAGCAAGCCGCTCCTGCCGGTGCAAACTGTCTTGGTACCGGTTCAACCATGCCTTTTTGCGTGCGGTCTCTGGGTCAAGTTCCTTCATGCTGGTTTCCTCCATCAAAAAATGCCCACAGTGCAAGGCTGCGGGCATTCTGTTTATTGAGCTGGTTTTGTGCATTCTGCCGGGTCACGTTCGCCGATCGGCACCCGATCGGGCCGCGCTGCGGGGCAAGATGCACAAATCAGGTCGTGGCCTGATAGTAAATGCCGGTCTTCTTGTTGTCCAGCACGAATGCATCATAGCAGACGCGGCCGGTCACAATGGTGCCGCTGGAAAGCGGGGTGTCGTTGTGGATGCCGAAATCCTCCAGCTTGACCGGGGCCACGGTCGCAGACGGGTGTGCCAGCATAAAGCCGAATTTGGACGGCAGCCGGATGGCGGGCACCTTCACGACGGCTGCACCGTCGATCATGGCCACGACGCCGCGGGCGCGCATGTCTGCGCCGATCTCGGTATGATCGAACTCGACGGCCTGTTTCAGCAGGGCATAGGATGCCGGAGTGACAACCAACACGCGTTCGGTCTCCGGCACCTCTGCGTCGTCCAGCGCCTGAGACGCGGCCAGCACGGCGGCATAGATGTTGGACTTGGTCAACGCTGCGGCTGCGGGCTTGTGGCCTGCACCGGTGGTCATGACGGAATAGACGTTGGTGTCCACCTCCGGCACGACAACCTCGCGCAGTTCGCGTGCCAGAGCGGTGCCGGCTTCCAGCTGTCCGGCGGTCTCGTCCTCGTCCAGACGGTCAACGTTGAAGATGAACGAACGGTCATGCTTCAGAAGCAGCTCTTCCGTGGTCGCGGACAGGTCCAGCAGCTTGCCATACCGGGACAGACCTTCACTGTCTGCCGGTTCGGTGCTGCGGTTGCGGGAATAGTCGTTCATGGGCGCGGTGCTGATCTTGTACAGCTTGATGGCATGGGCACCGGTCCAATCAAAGTCGGTGTTGGTAAGCAGGCTGATCTTGCTTTCCGCTTTGAAAAGCTCGTCGGTCTGCGGGGCGTACTTGGTGGTAAGTTCAACGGACATGTATTATAACCTCTCAGTATGATCTAAATTCTTTGGGATTGTGCTTCCGGTTCGGGCTGAAAGCCTTTGCGGCCACGTCCGGCACGCTGGGTGCGTGGTACGGCTCGCCGTTGCGCACAACCGGATAGCTGGGTTCTGCAAAGCGCTTGATTTTGTTTGCCTGCGCGGTGCACTCTTCTTCGGTCTCGCCGGTCAGCAGCTCGGCAGGAACGCCGGTCTGGGTGGACACCCTGCCGCGCATCGCCTGCAGGGCGGTGGCCTTGTTCAGGCTGTCCAGCTGGCCCTGTAGAGCGTCAGCGCGGGCGTTGGCCTGCTGCAGCTCGCTGGCGCGGGCTTTCAGTTCGTCGTAATCGGCATACTTGGAGCGCTCCCGGCTCAAGCGGTCGGCCACTATGGCATTGACCTCAGCTTGTGTAAAGGTGCGTTCCGGCTGCTGCTCTCCTGCGGTGGTGGGGGTTGCTTCCTGTTTCACAGTTTCCATTGTGGTTCCTTTCCCGGCCTTTCCGCGGCCGTGTGCGTGTATTTTTTAGCCCCTGACAAAACGCGTGTGTGTAAGTGTTCCGGAGGGGTTCAAACGGGCCGCCATACACCCGTTTTGCACCCTCTGCGAAAATTTACCCGTGTGTAAATCGGCGCTGGACAGTGTAGGGGTCGCCGTGGGCGGGGGAGGGGGACCCTCCCCACCCCCTTTTTCAGCCGTCGGAATACACCGGAAAACACACGAAAAACGGGCTTTTCAAGGGATAAAACAACAAAAAAAGCGCCTGCGCTCGTGCGCATCGGCTACGATCAGCGAACGCGGGCACGTTTTGCGGCTTCCAGTGTGCGCACGGTCTGGCTGTGGTGGACGTGGTGGAGGACAGAGCCAAACAGAGCAAAGCAGCAGGCCCACAGGCAAACAAAAAAGCACAAGGAAAGCGCGCAATTGCGTTTTCCCTGTGCTCTATGGCAAACCGTTTTCGGTCGGTACTCTATGCCCTTTCAGTATAGCACATCAGAACCGGAACGTCAAATACACAATGCAGCGGTCGCCGGTCTGGCTGCTGTGCACGCGGCAGGAGCCGAAGAGCTGCACCAGCACGGCCTGCACCCTATGGGCCTGTTTGACCTCCCCCAGGGTATAAGACAGGGTGATCTTCATTCAGACACCCCCTTGTCATTCGGGGCGGGGGTGGTTTTGACCCCGCCGGGGTGCTTGTCGGGATAAATATGGGCAAACGCCACAACCTTGCCGAGAATCTCCGCGCGGTCCATCTCCGCGCCCTGAAGCACGGTGCTTATGTATGCAGGGTTCGCCGGAACAAGGGAAAGCCACGTTTCTTCCTGCCAGATGTCCCGCACAAATACGTCCTTGCCCACCTGCACGGCAGCGGTCTGGCCGTTGTCCACATGGTCGCAGGCTTCCAAATAGACCACATCACCGGGGCAGACGCCTTTGTTCTTCATGCTGTCATCCGGCATGATCATAGCAAAATCAATCTTCAGGTCAGCAAGGCGCGGGGCGTTCACGGTCTGTTCCATCTCGCCCACCTCCTTAGCGGTTCCCGCTGAACCAGCAGGCCACAGCGCCGATCAGGCACCACGCAAGGAAGGGTGCCACACAGGTAAAGTGATACATAGTCATTGCAAAAATCCTCCTGTTTTGTTAAACTAGGGGCGGTATCGTCATTGCAAACTATACCGCCCATCGTGCCGCCTACCAGCTGCGAACTGGTAAGCGGCTTTCTTTTTGTTGTTGAGCAGCAGTTGCAAAATGCAACCGGTTGTAAAATGCAACTGGTATCCCCGGCAAATTGCCGGGGGTCATTTTGAACCGGGTCCATTTTGACCTGGGTCAGGCTGCTGCTTGCTGCGGCTAAACACGATCTCCGGCAGGCCGGGCAGGTTCGGGTGCACAATCTGCACCGGTGCACTTTTTGCATGGGTGCATTTTTTGCACCCATCTGGTTTCCGTACCTGTCCGGTTTCCGTACCTGTCCGGTTTCCGTACTGGTGCCCGCCGGGGAATGCACGTTTGCAGTCGCACCGCTCGCCGGGGTCAAGGTGTGCACCGCAATGGGGGCAGGTATGATAGTATGTTGACGTGGTGGTTCTCCTTTCATGTTTTGGCGTTCTGGGCGTTGATGTCTCGCACTGCATCACGCAATGCACACAGGACACAGCCGCCCGCCGGGTCATCGGGGTATCTGTCAGGGCATTTTTTACTGCAAGGCATTCCGTCTAGCGGGCAAATTCTCTGTTTGGGTCTCATGGTTCGTTTTCCTCTCATCTCTACTGTGGTGAAACTATCTGATACAGTGACAGATTTCCAACGGAATAGCGCTTAAAAACCAACTGTATCAACGTGATACAGTGACTTTGCTTGATACAGAGAGGGTCAGTGTATCAAGACTGTCAGAGTATCAAACTGATACACTGACGATTTTAAACGATAATAAATTAAATATCTGTCTCTGTATCTTCTGATTCACTACGGTAGGCTAATCGTGTAAACCAGCCGCGCACGCCGTCCTTCTGATTCAACTGATATTTTGCAATTTCGCCGGACTTCACAAGCTCGGAATAGGCCCGTTTATAGGTCGGCTCACTGCATCCAATTTCCTGCATGACCGCGCTTTTAAGCTGTGGGCTTGCCATGCTGGCGGTGGTGCTTTCGGCAAGCACGTTTAGGATAGCGTCCCGCGTGTCGTCCTTGGTCTGAGCCTGACGGAACCGGCGTTCCTCGACAAAGTCAATGTCTTTCTTGTCGGTGTAGCCGTCGAACACGGCGCGGGCGGTCTTGATGCCGTCAATGGTCACATCCTCGATGTGCATCAGCACGGTTTGCTGCTGGCGGCTGTAGCTGCTCTTTTCGTGGCTGACGTAAATTTTACCGTCGTTGCGGCTGCGGCCCATCATGATCACGCTTCGGGCAATGTCCCAGATGTCGGAACTGTCAGCCAGACGGGCACGGCCTGCAACGCCCTGTTTCTTGTTGGTGTGCATTGCGATCAGGGTAGCAAGGTTGTGCGTGCGGCTGATGCCCTTCAGGGGCAGGGTGGTGTTTCGCATCTGGTTGCGGCTGGCCATTTCCACATCAGCGGGCAGGAAGCTCTGCAGCGGGTCAAGAATCATCAGAATAGGCTCGCTGGTGTCCACGAAGTCGGCCAGTGCCTTGTCTTTGATGCACAGTTGCTTGCCGGTCTGGATGTAATAATCGTCAGAGGTGACAACCATTACTTTTTCCATGTCAGCACCGGCAGCCAGCAGACGCCCGCGCAGGACTTTGCCGGGGTCATCCTCACCGGCCAGAATCAGCACTTTGCCGGTCTGGGGCGGGGGCACCGGGAAGAATCCCGACGTTTTTCCGGCGGTCACATAGGCGATCAGTTGCGCCTGCCAGATGCCTTTGCCGGTGCCGCCATCGGCACCCAGCAACGAAAGCTCACCAAGTGGCAGCAGCTCCGGCACCAACCATTGCACATTCTCGCTTTTGACGTCCTTCATACACTCCGGGGCGGGCGGCTTGCCCTTCTGGCCCGCTGTGCCGTCCCGGTAGGCGGTGTAATCCTGCGTGACAAACGCGGTGAACGCTTCCCGGTCCATGGTGTTGAACTCTTCCTTGCAAGCCTGCATCCAGCGTTCCACCTTCAGGTCAAGGCCGTCCCACAGTCTCAGCTCCCGCGCCCGCTGCTCTACAAGGTCAATGCGGCTGTGCACGTCATCCGGGGAAGTCTGGAATGCAAACCAGTAGGTCAGACGGGAAAACAGCGCTTCTTCGGTGGTCACGGTGTCCAGATAGTGGAGAAAATCCACATAACTGCCGGGACTGATCTCTTTTTCTTCCGTAGTCAATGTATCACCCTGCCTTTTTCTGGGCCGTCGGCTCAAAGAAATACTTCCCGATTTCCTCCGGCTTGATCTCCAGCACCTTGCACAGGGCGCTGATCTGGTAGGCGTCAAACGGGCGGTTGCCGTTTATACGCTGACTCAATGTGGCCTTGGGGATGCCTGACGCCTTGGACAGCTCTTCTTGGTTGTAGTCAAGTTGAACCATCCGCATGCGCAGGTTCTTGAATGGCCGGTACATGGTCAGCCCTCCGTTTCGTTCTTGATGTTGTTCAGAATCTCGTCTTTGATGCTGCGGAACTCTTCCACGGCTGCTTTCAGGGTCACGATCTCGCCGGATGCAATCTTGTCGCGCAGTGCGATCTCCGCCGTCTCAGTCACGGCGCGGACAAGGGTAGGGTAATATCTTGCCTGCCGCATAATAACGCGTTTGTCCTCAGTCTGGCGGGGAATGCCAACGACATAAGGACAGCCGGGCTTTTTATCTGCGGTCATGTAATAGTTGCCAATCAGATGAATCATGTTTTTTAGTCCTCCTTCAAATCGTCAACGGTTACTCCCAGAGCTTGAGCAATGCGCTTTGCACTGTTTTCACTAACATTTCTTTCGTTGCGGACGGCCTGAACAGTGGATACACTGCAAAGAGCCTTATTTGCAAGGGATGAACTGGTCAAGCGCTGTCGTTTCATTTCAGCAACAATTTTTGCACAACTCAATTTCAAATTGAATCTCTCCTTTCACGTTGGAATGAATGTTGATTTCGTTTATCTGAACGATTCTATCGTTCAGTGACAGTATAAACGACAAACTCGTTCATGTCAACTAATTTCGTTGAAAAAAATATTTTTGTCTGATATACTTAACCAAAAGAGGTGTTTATATGGCGATACTTGGAAATGGCGATTTGTATAACCGTATTGATCAACTGTTGAATAAAAAAAATATGAGCCGTAGGCAATTGGCAAAAATGATTGGAGTACCTCCGACAACATTGCAATCTGCATTTGAAAAAAACAGTAATTTGTCAGTTGATAGACTTTCAAAGATTGCAAAGGCATTGGGTGTGGAACCGAGTGACATTTTAGGTTCTAACTGGGGTATGGTATTTCCACTTAACCCTCCTGTCAGAGATCAAGATAACCCTTGGAAGCAAATAGAACACTTCTGTGACACTATTGAGCACCCACTTGAACCCGAACAACTGGAAAAGCAATTAGAAAAGCGACTGGAAAAAGCCTATTGCAGTTTAAGTTATGAGGGTAGACGGGTTGCCGTTGAACGCGTGGAAGAACTTGCACAGCTGCCAAAATACCAGAAAGACCCCGCCGGGGACAGCACCCAGAGCGTGGGCGAAGAACCCGCCGGGCCGGACGATAAAGAACCTGCCGAAAAATAAAACCGCCCACAGGGGCCTTGTAGCCGGTGTGGGCGGGGTGATACAATGTTGACGTGCCGCCGAGGGACAGCACCCAGAGCGTGGGCAATTTCGTCAAAATGCCGGTTGCTGGTCTCCGATCGGGGCCCGATCGTGGTGTGCTGCGTGTCAAAATGCACAAAGAGGTGAACCCATGGAAGAACTTTATAGCCGGGCGCTCGGCGCTCTGGAACAGGCTGCCGCCGTTTACCAGAGGGATCCGCAAAACGTCCTCTATAGGGACGCTCTGACATACCGGTTTGCGCTTGCTGCTGACCTGGCATACACGTCCCTTGTGGAGTATCTGGAAGCGCAGGGGCTTGTCATCACGGCAGTTTCCCCGCGTGCCGTCCTGAAGGAAGCCTATGCCGCCGGGGTCATTCAGGACGCGGAAGCATGGACCAGGTTCCTTTCCGCTCGGCGTGCTGCTTCACAGTTCCACGATTACGAAACATCTGAAGGGATAGCGGGCCAGATATGCCGCGACTTCTTGCCGCTGCTTCAGGGCCTGCGCCGGGTGTACAACGATGAGTAAACGAACCAACACAGCCGTCTGGGAAGAAAAATATAGCCGCTGGCGCATTGCCGTGCAGAAAGACGGGATCCGGAAACAGTTCTACAGCTCGAAGCCGGGCCGCACCGGTCAGCGGGAAGCGAACGCAAAGGCGGATTCCTGGCTTGATGACGGGATAGGCGTCAAGGCCCGCCGGGTGGATGAGCTGTATAAATACTGGTATGCCACACTGGAAAAGACGAACGGCACCGGCAACTGCCGCAATGTTGAAAGCCGTTGGCGCACGCGCATTCTGCCCGCGATCGGGAAGAAACGCATTACCAGCCTGACAGAGCAGGACTTGCAAAACGTGGTGGATGATGCCTATTCGGACGGCCTGAGCAAGAAAAGCCTGCAATCCTTGTGCGCTGATATGCGGGCATTCTGCCGGTATTGCCGGGCCCGGAAGCTGACCACGTTCAACCCGGAAGGGCTGCACGTCCCCGCCGGGGCCCGGCTCAAGGGCAAGGCAATCATGCAGCCGGATGCCCTGCAAGTGCTGTTCAGCGTGGACACGACCCTGTACAGGGGCAAGCGCGTGCACGATGACTTTATCTGTGCCTACCGGTTTGCCATCCTCACGGGCATGCGGCCCGGTGAGCTGCTGGGGCTGTGCTGGGAGGATGTGCGGGGCGATACCGTCACGATCAGGCGCGCCGTGAACGTGCTGGGCGAAGAAACCCACGGCAAAAACGAAAACGCGGTGCGGGCCTTTGCCCTGTCCGGCTTCTCCCGTTCCGTGCTGGAGCAGCAGCGGGCCGTGACTGGGGCAGGGGACAGCGTGTTTGAAATCAAGTCGGAAGGGTACTTCTATAAGCGCTGGCAGGTCTATCTGCGGGCCAATGACCTGCCGCCGGTGTCGCTGTACTCGCTGCGGCACACGTTCGTGTCTATCGTCAAGAGCCTGCCAGAGGGCGAAATAAAGGGCCTTGTGGGCCACAGCCAGAGCATGGACACGTTCGGCTGGTACTCCCACGAGCTGACGGGCGACGCCGAGAACACGGCCCGTGATGTGGATGCAAGGTTCATCAAGCTGCTTGGCAGCGGCTGA